GGGCCTGTCATTGGTTGAACACCGCAAATGTCGTATGCAACGAGATTTGGCATAGCTCTTCTCACTAATGAAATCAATATTGGATCCCAGTTAGATATTGCAGAACTACCAGTAGCATTCAAAGGTGCAGCTTCCTCAAGAGAAGCTCTATCTTCGTTAAGAGCTTTTTCTTGGTTCTCTAGGATAACGGCAGTCACAGCTTTCTTGTAGTTGTCTTCAATCTTTGGTAGATCGGAGTGCTCTAGAATAGGCTGCCACTTCTCTTGTAAATTTTCTGATAAGAACATTTTACAATTTCTCCTTTAAATTAACCTAATGGTTTTAGTTTACTTAATGCTTCGGAATATCTTGCAATAGAAGGGTCTAAGACTTCTTCAGAATCAGATGAAAAATCACCTGTTCCTTCTTCTATTACAGTTTCCTCTGCGATTTCACTTGCATCACTTTCAACGAAGTATGCTTCTTTGATTTCTGAAACCTTCTCTGCGAAGTCTTCTGAATCTGTGAAGTCAATACCATTTGATAATGATTCAAGTTTTTCTCTCTGTGATTCTGTTAGGTTTTCACCTGCATCTCTCACAACATTTTGTCTAACGAGTGAATCTCTCTCTTCAGAAATTTCCATATTCTTGGATACTTCTACATCAAGTTTTGATTCCATTTCGTCAAGACGATTTGCGAGTTCATCAATAACATCATACTTGTCTTCAGGAACATCAACATAATGTTCTACGAACAATGTTTTTAATCCTTCTATAAAGTTTTCTGTCATTTCTGATCTCAAACCTCTTTCAATTGCAAGTTCGTTTTCTTTTGACCACTCTTCTGCAACATATGACAAATACTTGTCAACTGCTTCAGATAAGTCAGATTTAACTTGCTCAACTGAGGTTTTTAATTCTTCTGAGTATTGTGACTCAAGTTGTTCTTTGATTTCTTCAACTTTTGAAGATACTGCAGCTTTAAAGATTGTTTTAGCTTTCTCTGCATTTTCTTCAGAAAGTTCTAAAGCTTCTGAGATTTTTGATAGGTCGTCTTCTACCTCTATCTCTACGAGTGAAGATTCAAGTTCAGCTGACTTTTCTTCGTCAACTTCCACAGACTCTTTTTTGACTTTGTCTTTTTCTGCAGAAACCATTTTTTCTTTCTCTGCTTCTAAGTCTTTTTTGTCTTTGTCGTGGTAAGTTTCAACGAATTTTAAAACATCTGCTTCGTCCATACCTTTAAGTGTTTCAACGATTTTTCTAGCGACCTCTGCCTTTGTCAAGTCTTCGTCAATCTCTTCTTCAGATAAACCACTGAAAGATTTTTGTAAGTCTTCCTTACTCATTTCTTTCATTATGTTGACTGCAGATTTGATAGCTTCCATCTTAGACATTTTTACTTCGTCTTCCTTAGAATCTTTCTCTTCTTCTTTGATTTTTTGCTGTTTCTCAGGAGCACCTTCTCCTTTCTGTTGAGGGTCTCCTGACACTTCAGGAACCTCATCTTCAGCTTTTTCAATCGCATCTACTGCTTTGTCAACAGGATTTTCTTCAGGTTTGACGACCTCAGCTTTACCACTCTCTATAGATGCGGCATCTGATGACCCTTGTTTTACAGGCTTCTTGTCACCTTTCTCAGCTTTAGAATCAGGTTGTTGTTCCTCTTCTATTGCTGTTTCTAGGTTATTATCTAACTCTGCCATTTTTTTCTCCTGTTTGAGTTTTATTCTCTTTTTTATTTATATATCAAAGACTCTCAACGAACCTTTTCCATATGTTTAATTTTGTTTCTTCCAACTGAGATTTCTTTGCAGACCTCATTTCTCTCTGCATTTCGTCCATTTGCACCTGTTTTAAGATACCATTTTCCATAACCCATTCTACTCCTTCCATGATTCCTTCTACGAAGGCTTCAGGTGCAGATGGGTCTGCAACGATATCAGCTGCAGTTGCAAGTTGAAAGTCACCTTTCACTACTTGAGCATCACCCTTTTGTTCTAGTGAACCTAGTCCTCTAGAGGATACTCCTAATCTAGCACCATCATCAATCAAATTTTTAACGATTTGACCATTTGGTGTAGATAATATTTTAGCTCGTCCCACAAAATCATTCCCATCTTCTTCCAATGAGGTGATTAAATGTGACACTCTATCTAAATTGATTGTTGGGCCTTCAGGGTGTCCTAGTTCCCCGAATGCTCTCTTATTGTCTATGAAGTCCTTTCTATATCTGTTTACTTCTTTTAACATGACATCTTTAGGATACACTCTTCCGTTCCTATTTTTGATTTGAGATTGCATGAAGATACCTTCTATGAAGTAATCTTTCTCACCCTTTTCGTTTTCTTCTACTATCACGGGTGTAAGTGCGTAATCGTTAAATTCAGATATTAATTTCATTCATGAACTCCTTAAATTCTTCCATTGAAAACTCTTCTTCAGACATTTGCATTAAGACACCTCTGATGTCTTTCATTTCCTTCTCTGCTTTTTTCAAGTCCTTGAACTCTTGTCCGAATGCAGTTCCATCAATGTAAACTTCTATTTTTCTTTTTTTGTTTTGAACATAAACAAGTTCTACAGATTTACCACCAGCTTTGATTGTATCTCTTTTCAATTCTTTAGAACCTTTAGGAACTTTAAACTTTACCTCGTTTAGTTCTAAGATTAACTGGTTGAATGATTTTTTCATTATCCCTCTTCTGTATTATCTTCTTGTTTATCCATCCAATTAGTTGCAGTTTCTACTCTTTTCATATCTACAACTTCTGCAGCTTTTTCTTTCATACCTTGAAAGACTAAGTCTCTTGCATCATTCATCTCACCATTGTGGATTGCATCTACTATTTTTTTACTTGTATCTGTCATTTATTAAAATCCCCCAAATTCATCTTCATCATCACCACCCTTTTCCTTATCTTGAAGGATTTGGGCATCTAGTATTTCTATCTCATCTTCTGTTTGTCTCAGTATATACTTTCTTACATATTCGTGTGAGAAGTATTTACCAACATACTCTGAAGCTTGAGATAGTGTATCAAATCTTTCTCTCATTAACTCTATTTCCTTCAACTCTGTAAAATGGTTGTCGGTTGCAAAGTCATAGAGAATGAAATCTTTAAACTTATCAAACTCTTCTCCAGTCACCACACCTCTCAACACTAATTGTGTTTTCAAGATATCTGTGAAGACCCTTGCAAACTTCTTCTGAAGTCTGTTTGTGAACTTATTAAATTTAAGTTCGTCTCTAGAAATCTCTGATGAACGACCCATATTGAATCCGTTATCACTTTCCATTCTAGAGATAGGAACATTCAATGCACGATATAGTTTCTTTTTAAAGTATTCTATATCTTCAATCTCTGAAAGGTTTTGTCCACCAGGCAGAGTTGATATCTCCGTTCCTCTTCCACCTTCCCTTCTAGGTAGCCAGAAGTCCTCAAGCATAGACATGTGTTTTCTATCATCTTTGATTTCACCTGTCTGTGCATTATAAACAAGTTTATTTCTATACCTGTTCATAACATCTGAAAGATATTGTTCTGCTTTTGATTTCGGTAAATTACCAACATCAATGTAGAATATTCTTCTTTCAGGAGCTCTTGATATCCTATAGATAACAAGTGCATCTTCCATCATTGATAACTGATTTGCAGTCTTCAATGCTTTATGAAGATAACCTACAACTACATTTTTAGTGTAGTCTAGTAAACCTGAAGTTGTAAAAGTTATAGCTTCAGGTGCAATTTTGACTGTATTTCCTTCTGCACTTGCAGTTCCAGTCTTATCATATCCTTTATCATTAAAGACAAAGAACTCGTCAACCTTTTTGACCTGTTCTATCCCTGTTTTAGGGTCTCGGTCTTTGGTGACATTTCTAACCTTCTTAATTTTAAGAGGGTCAATAGGTCTGATGTCAACGATACCTTTCTTGATATTGTTTTTATCAACGACTTTATGGAAGTAAATTCTTCCATCTACATACCATTTTCGGAATATTTCATGAGAGTTCTGATTGAACTTCATCAGTGTTAGGATTGTTGAGAACTCATCCTGTATTTTCTTTTTAAGACTGTCAGAGAGTTTAGTATCTCTCAGGTCAAGTGTCACAATCCTGTCTGAACTATCCGAAGTGATACACTCGTTAATAACATCCTCAATAGCTGAGTCACACTCAGGAATTAAGGAAGTCTCACGATATCTACGAATGAGTTCAACCTCATTCTTGATACCACCTTCCATGTCAATGTAGGCACCATATGCACCACCTGTTATAAACCCACCAGGCTGTGTTTCAATGACGGGTGTTCCGTCATCGTCAACTGGTGGGACAAACGATGGTTGTTTGCCTACATCCGTTGTATCTCTTAACTCGTCTTTTTTACGAGTTATTTCAAACCCAAATATTTCCATAATATTATTTATACCCCTCTAAAGAAGGTATTCTGTTCAAACTTGTTGGATTAGATAACTCTTTCCCAGTGTGAGAATGCGAATTCAACATCAAACTGCTCCAATGCATCAACTGTCTCATGAGACAATTCAATACTTCCTATACTTAAAGGGAACATGTTAAAGAATTCGTATCTGGCTAACACTGCGTCTGATTTATCTAATTGTTCTACAAATGCACGACTAATTAAGTAGTCAGTTGTAGTTGCACCATTTCCACCATCCAACTCTTGGATTTCAGTCTGCCATGCTTCTAGAGCAGTTCTTGCAGAGAATTCTGAGTCATTTATGATAGAAACAGTCCAGTTTTCAAATGTTCTGTCTCCAGCAAGTTTAAGAACGGAACCTCTCCATTGAACTTCAACAACACCGAGTGTCGCTGCAGGTATATTACCTGCTTTTGCGAGGAACTCAATCCTGTTTCCTGCTCTAGGGATAAAGATTTTGAATCGGTTGGCTCTTGGGCCTCCACCTATCAGTTGTGCTTTAAATTCATCAATAGTTGCCATTTCTTACTCCCTTATACTGCTCCGTATATTTCTTCAAACTCTACACCACTTCTGGCAGCAACAAAGTTTAAAGTTATGAAATTAATTGACCTTGCAGGTTTTACGAAGATAGAACATACAAACTCGTTTCTGTCTATGACTGTATCTGTATTGTTTGTTTCATCACATAAAACTGAGAAGTCAACTAAACCTCTTCTGTTCTTAACATCTCTTAAGAAAGGTTCTACTGCAGCTCTAAACTGTGCTCTAGTGAATGCATCGTTGAATTCAAAGAGTTGTGCTTTTGCAGCTGTTGCGATTGCTTTCTCAAGGACAATGAATAGTCTTCTTACATTGATTCTATCAAATGCAGAAGGTGAAGATAAACCTGTTTTATCTCCATACAAGACTGTTCCTTGGCCTGGGAATGTGACTATTGGATTTATCCTTGCACGATACAAATCATCTCTAGAGATTTGTTTTGGTTGGAATGCAAGTTTAGTGATTCCCAAGTATTGACCTCTGTTAAAACCTGCAGGTGAATACCATGGGTCTTGTAAAAGGTCTGACCTTGCCATTATACCTGCTGTATGTCCGTTTGACGGAGTCCAGCAGTATTTGTCATTGTATCTGTCATACTGATATACCCATCCTGAGTCAAAGACTGCATAAGATGAGGATGTTGCAGTGTTAACAGTTGCAATAACATTATCTTTTTTGTTTGATTCTGAGTCAGCATTCTTACTGTCTGAACCTGAATTTGAACCATCAAATACTACATCAATTTTTCTTGGTGATGCAACGAAAAGACAATCTTTTCTTGCTTCACATAATGCAATACCTTGGTTAACTATTGTAGTCCAGTCAGAAAGTGAATCTTGATTAGTTCCTGACCCATTGTCTGTCATATTAGAACCCATAATTAGGAAACTGATATCTACTGACTCTGCATCTGCAAAGTGTGTATCCCATGCACCATATCTCTCAGCTGCAGTTGGGGTTCTGCCGTCTGCACCACCAGCTAATGAAGAGTTGATTGGTGAAGAAGGTTGTGAGAATGCGGCACCTGCTGAAGTTGCATGTGTCACATCTGATGTTGCACTTGAATGTGTTCCTGAATTATGTCCAGTCCAATATACATAATTTGACTGTAAATTTACTACTGTTTTGTAGTAGTTTGAATTACCTACTGAATCTTTTGCATCGGATGCCATTGAAACAAAACCATATGTCTCTAAGACACTATGTGTTGTTCCTGTTAATAAACCATCTTCGTCTACGACCACGATATGCATCTCGTCATTTGAACCACCTGCTGAAGTTGCAGAGGCAGATTTGACGGGAGCTTTCTCAAATAGGTCATAGAATTCCCAATATCTATTAACATTTGCACCTGAAGCGACTTGAACAACAAGTCCTGTTCCTGCAGGTTGATTTAATGCTTCAATAGTCATAGTTTCTGCACCTGATGTGTTGTCTAGTGCAGTGATTCTATATCTATTTACTGTGTCAGTTCCGAATGTCACGATGTCTCTTACTGTGAAAACATCTGCATCTGTCACTGAGATTACTGTTTGTCCTACTGCTTCTAAGGCAGAGGTTGTTGTGACCGCATCATTGTAATATGCATTAGAAGATGCACATACTGAAACTTTGAGTGAGTTTCCTAATGCACCTGCATATTTTGATATCCAATCACCTACTGTTCCAGCTAATGAACCATCTTGATAATTAGATTGATAATCATCAAAATTTTTCAATAACGAGGAAGTAGAACCTGAGTCATTTGCGGACTTTAAATCAACTGTGTTAATTCTTACAACTCGTAGAGCTTGTCCATATCTTAGGAATGATTCTGCTGAATAAAAGTCCTCAGTCTCAGATTCATCAATTGAAGGACTGTAGAATTCTTCTACTAGACCTTTACTGTCTGATACTGTTATAACTTCATCAACAGGGCCCCAACGAAATTTTCCTGCAAATGCACCAGTAGTGCTTGATACTGCGGGCACCACATTAGTTAGGTCAACCTCTTTGACCTGAACGCCTGGTGATACTTGAAATGCCATACTTTTCTCCTGTTAATGTAAAAAGTTGTTTACAGTTTTATTTATAAACTTACTTATCCTAACCTACGAGTCAATATACCATCTATCTCCCGAATCATCCACAAAAGATTGTGTTTCGGGATTATCTGACGGCATAAATCCTGCAGGTAATATATCATCTTCTATGAGTTTTTGTTGTTCTGCATAGAGAAGTTGTTTTACTTTAGTATCAGTTAGATGTGTAAAATACTCAGTAGTCACATACCAACTGAACAATATTAAAGTGGTTATCATATCATCATGAAACCCTTTATCTGCTTCATAACTATTACCTTTTATGATAAAAGTCATTAACTCTTGTATAGTATTTAGGTCTACAATTTCTAGACGATTCTCTTCCAAGAGTTCTTTTAGAGTAGAACATCCTACTCTTTTTGTCTTTTTATTCATTGTGACACCAATATCTTCTGCTTTTGTCATACCTTGGACAAAAACATTCTCATATTCTATGTCATAATGTAATTGATTTGCAACCAAACCACCCTCTGCATTATTCTCTATAATGATAAGTGGTGTGTTATATGGTTTTGCATATTTGTTTAATATATCAGGAAACAACAATGGTGATATCATACTATCACGATATGTTGCAACCTGTTTAAATGGTTGCACTGATATATCAAAGATAGAGAATGTAGAATAGTCTAATCCTCTTCCTGTTGCAACATCAACTGTGCAAACATAAGTGTGATTCTTTTTCGGTGGTTCATACATAATCACATTATCTTTCGTCCACTCTGCATCCCAGTGTTTCAATCCTAAAAGAGTGTTTGCATTGATAAGTGTTGACCCAGTTCCTAAGAATGAATTACCATATTCTTGTTCAAACTGTGCTTCCGATGTATTTGCAATTGTAGTTTTCTTCCACTCTTCATCTCTATCAGGAACATCATACCAATTAATAGTAAAATGTTTATACTCCGATTGACCTGATACTGCACTTTGATAAATTTTATAGAACATATTACCAACACCATTTGCAGTTGAAGTAATAATAACTTTTGAATCTTTACCTGATGTCACCACGGGATATGTTGCAGTATAGAACTCTTCTGCACCTTCTACGAATGCAAACTCATCAAGATATAGTAAATTGATAGAGAGACCCCTGATAGAACTTGATGAAGTTGCAGCTGCAACTACAGTTGAGTCATTTGCAAATTCTATTGAACCTTTGTTAAGAATTTTGACACCAGGCTGTAAAAAGAAAGGAACGGATTCTAACATAGTCACAATCCTTCCAATCATCTCTCTTGCAATTGCACCTTTGTTTGCAAGTATAGCGACTGTCACTTCAGGTGTAAATAATAGATACCATAATAAGTATGCACATGATGTGATTGATTTACCTGACTGACGAGATGCAAGAACAACATTGAAACGATTAGTGTCATAGTGTTCTATCAATTCTTGTTGATATCCACGAAGTTTAAACGGAACAAGACCTTCGTCAAGTGATATAACTTGACAATATTCTTCTATGAAATGAACAGGGTCTTTTGAACACTTCAAGTATTCATCTAACTCTTCTTTGGTATACTGAGTTTCAACACCCGACCTTTTGATACGAGTGTTTCCTAGATACCCTTCGTTCTTAGGTTGAACCATCTTTTAAACCCCAATGTGATATAGGTGAATGATTTGAAAGTGAATGTTCACCATCAAACGATAATTCCCATCCTAAAAAGTTTTCTACTTTTAAATAATTCAAATCTTTAATATGACCTTCCCACTTTACTTCTTTGTTCATTACTGTATTTCTGTAAATACTATTTCTTTCTATGTTTGGATAATAATCCAATAAAAATCTTTTTGAGTATTTAGAATGTGACTCTAATTGTATGTCATCCCATTCTGAGAATGAGTTTCCAACTATATCTGATAACTCTACATTATTTGGATATAGTTTATCTATAAAATCATTCTTCTTTGCATACTCTACTAAATCTAGTATGTGACCAACTTCTAACTCCTTATCTCCTTCTTGATAAAAGTTTTTAAGAAATCTTTTCTCATTCCAAAACTCTGATGTTAACCATTCATGTAAATAGATATCACACTCAGGTAATTCCGTTTCTAGTAAGTCACCATGAATATACTCTACACTATCTCCGAGTATTTCTTTCATTCTATGAATGAGTCTTCCTCTTCTTTCTAATGCATAGACTTTCTTTGCACCATATTTAACTGCAAGATAACATAGTATACCTGAACCTGCACCTAAATCTATAACTACTTTGTCTTTGACATTCTTTGAAATCCAATCTTCGTATGATTTGTTTCTCCGAAAATCAGTAAAACAATATGCAGTTTTAAAGAACTTTATAAAATTATCATTCCTTAACATTCTTCTTTTTCAAAAACTTCTGTAGTTCAGAAGTTGACCCAACATATAAATGATTATGTT